TCAGTCGGCGGAAGGGGACACGATAGGCACGCTCAGATCGTAGACATCAAGCATCGACTCGTCGCGGTGGCCACTGGCTTCTTGCTTATCGGCCCTGGTGCCGGGAGTGTCGGTAATGCCGCGCCGCTTGAGATCGTGCAGGCCGAAGCGCTGGTCGGGAGTGATGATGCCTGCTTCGAGGGCTGCGGTGATGAACCGCTGCCAGGCCGAGTCTAGGCTCGACTTCTGCAGTGAGCCGCCGTGCGATGCCACGATGATCGGTCGCAGCTCTGGTGCCGTGGGGGTTGGTAGGGACTTCGAGGTCCATACCTGAGCGCGGTAGGCCTTCGCATGGTCCCACGCAGCCCGCAGGCGAGGTGTCCAGCGCACGACGTTGTTGCGACTTCCCTTTCTGCGATTCGTAAGTACGCCCTCGGGGAGTTCGTTGGCGTCGCTGAGGGTGACTGTCTCGATACCGCGCAGGCGACATAGGTAGGCCAGCTCCATGACGCTGCTTAGGTACGCGGGGCATGCGCCCGGTTGCCCTCGCTTGAGCTTGCCCAACTCACGCGCCCGATCGATCAGGCGGTACATCACCGTCGGGGCAGGAAGGCGACGCTGCTTTCGTTCTACAGGTGCTTCGATGCCTTGGGCGACGTTGATTTGAAGGTAGCCTCGGTTGCGGCCCCACTGCATCACTCGTCGCAAGTAGCGCAGCACATGGGCTGCTTTCGAGGGGGTGCCTTCTTCGGCAATGCGGTCGACCAGGCGCTGCACTAGGGCAGGGGAGAATTTTCGAACTGCCAGCTCGCCGAGCGGCTTCTTCAGCCGCGTTGGGATGGCCAGCAGGACTTCTCGGCAGTACTCGTAGTCACTCTGGGTCTTGGGTTTCAGCCGCTTGAACTGAGTGCTCTTATGGAACTCGCCGCACAGGTTCGCCAGGCTGTCTCGATCGATCCCTTCCCGTTCCTCCATGATGCGGTGGAGCTCGGAGAGGGTCACGTAGGAGGGTGCAAGGTTCGTCCGCCGCTGGCGACCTCCTTCATCATAATGCAGCGTGTACCACACACCGTTGCCGCGATGATCGAAGAAAACGGCCGCCGGAATGGCGGCCTGGTCGATGTGCTGAGGTATGTGCGGATTATGCTTCCGCTTGCGGGATCGCCTCATAGGATTCTGCTGTCGTACTGCTCGTCGTCCGCTGCTTGCCCGCCTGCCTGATTGACCATTTCAATGGTGGTCCAGGGGCCGTGACGGCCCCAGAACCAACGGATTCCCTGTTTACGCAGTGCCCGCTCTACACCAGAGCGCTTGGTGTATCCGGTTAGCTGCTGCAGATCCTCGAAAGTCAGGATTGTGGCCGGGGGCTGCTTGATCATACCGCCCTGTCTCCCTCGGGACTGACTAGAATGATGGCCCCTGTTTTCTGGGTATCGATAACGGGCCTCGAATCGGCTTGCGCGCCGCTCTTCAACATGAAGAACACCGCCAGGACAGCCAGAATCGCCAGCGAGAAGTTCAGCAAGCTGCGCGGGTTGTCCAGCATCTTCAATAATTCGTGCATGCCGTTCACCTCAGCGACTTTCAGCGGGTTGTGAAACGCTCAACGCCACCGCCACGTTGCGCACCCAGATTGGGGTGTTGCTGAGCCTGAAGGTCTCGCCCTGCTCGGCCAGCAGCAGGGTGGTGGCCATGACATCGGCGATGGCCTCAGCTGCGTGTGGCGGCACGGCGTTGCCGATGCGCTCGCTCCAGTCCTTGTCGCTCATGCCGTCGAGCACCAGGTATTCCTCGGGCTCGACCAGGCTCTGTAGGGCTGCCTTTTCCAGCGTGGTGAAGGGGCGGTGCCAGGTGCCGTCGAGGCTGCGGATAATGCAGGTCAGGCGTTCGTCCGCTGATGGGATGCGTGGGTCAGCGACGCTGAATCGGCCGCTGTCGTAGCGGGAGCTGGCCGCGATGGCGCCGGAAGGCTGGTTGAAGCCGATCACCCCGTAGTGGCCGCCGGTCAGGTAGTTGTCGCCCTTGCCGCGGTGCAGGATGCGCGGGTCTGCCACCGACTGCTGGCCGCCCTGGACGCCCTTGCCGCCGGCGATGATCGTGCCGGCAGGTTGGTCGTAGCGGATCACCCGATAGTTGCCGCTGTGGCGGTTCCAGTTGGGGCGCGGGTCGGCGACGCTGAAGGTGCCTTGGCCCGGCATGGTCTGTCCGGGGATCGTCGGCGACGACTCGGCCCAGCGGATCACGCCGAACTGCTGGCCGTGGTTCCAGTTCGAAGCCTGGCGGTAGCGCGGGTCGGCGACCGAGAACGCTCCATTGGTGGGGCCGGAGCGGCCGGCGATGGTGCCGGCGGTGTCGTCCCACCCATGCACGCCCATGTAGCCGGACCGGCACTCCGGCACGATCACTAGGTCGCGCAGGTGTCCATCCTCGACGGCGAGGTCGTTCAGGCTGCGCCAATCGCTGCCAGCGCGCACCAAGGCCAGACGTACCCAGGTCTTCCACTGCAGCGACGGAACGCGGTGCATCGGGCCCGCGGCTTCGATGTCGCCGGGCAGCGGCATGCGACCGAGGATGTCGCCCACGGCGCGCAGGCTCTTCTTCTCTGGCTCGTACAGGAACGGCGGCACCTTCTCGACGTGGCGGGCGACCAGCAGGAAGCGCTTGCGCGACTGGGCCAGGCCTCCCAGCTCGCCGCAGTCGTGAGTGGTCTCGGCCACGGCGTAGCCGTAGTGGCTGAGCAGGCTGTTGATCTGGTCCAGCAGGTGGCGGCCGCGAGTTGCCAGGCGCGGCACGTTCTCGAAGACGATCAGCGGCACCGGGTCGTCCTTCCAGGCCTCGCCCATCAGCCAGATGCAGCGCAGAGTCAATTCGTTGAGTGCCTGGTATTTCGGGGTGAGGCTCAACTTCTCGGACAGCAGGCCGGAGGCCCCCTTGCAGGGGCTGGAGATGAACACCGCGTCCGGGCGCTTGCCCTGGGCGGCGCGGCGCACATCCTCGGGGGTGGCCTCACGCCAGCCAGGCGGCGGTTCCTTTCCGTGAAAGTCGATGTACTGGTCGCGGGTGAACAGATCGAGCAGGGTGCCAGGCACGCCGGCCAGGCGTGAGAAGTCAGCCAGGCCGGCAGGGTCGACGTCGATGCCGCCCAGGCATTCCCACTGAGCTTCGACGTTGCCCACGCGCGGGCGTGCCCTATTGAAGCCCTTGGCGCCGCCGCCTAGGCCGCAGCAGAAGTGGAAGTGGTAGAGGGTACGCTTAAGCATGCCGCCGCCCTCCCTGCGTTTTCCTGGCCGCCAGGTTGGCCATGTAGCTGGCCCACTCGACAGCCTTGGCCTGTTGGCGAATTCGGCTGCAGCGTTGGTGTTTGCCGGTGGAACGTGCGTTGCCGCAGATATCACAGATGCTCGGAAGGTCCAGCCGCTTGCTGGCCATCGCTGGGCGAGTGCGAGCCGCCGACGTGGTTGTGCTAGCCTTGGCGCCGCCGCCTTGAGGCTGATTCGCTTGCATGGTGTCTCTCCTTTGGGGTGGTTGGCGCCAGGGAGTTGCCGCTCCCTGGCGCCTCTTCTTCAGCGCCGCGCGGGGTGCTCGCGCAGTTCCTGGCAACTGATGCAGCACTCGCAGCCCGGAGCAGCCTGGCGGCGGGCCTCGGGTATCTGCTCTCCGCAGTCCTCGCACCAGAGGGCGCTGGGCGCCAGGCGGGTGTTTGTCCGCTGGGCCAGGGCGGCCTGGACCATGTTCTCGGCTCGTTCGTTGGCTTGGTCGATCACATCCACAGTCAGCCTCCTTATGCTGCAAGCTTCGCTGCGGCCCAGCGCTTGCTCAGGTCCTGCCAGATCGCATCGCCGTTTTCGAAGTACTCATGCACTTCCTGTTTCGGGGCGTAGTCCATGCGCAGCACGGACAGGCACGCATCGAACAGCGCTGGGTCTAGGCTGCGCAGCTCGGTGAGGTCGAAGCGGTGGGCTTGGCCGTTGTACAGGCCGAGCAGGAACCGACCGATCACGCCGCTCTGGCCGCTGTCGCGCTGGGCGATCGGCAGCAGGCGTTTCAGCGCGGTGAGGCCGGCTACCTCGTTCTCCTGCTGCCTGGTCTGGAAGTCGTGGATCAGTTGCAGATAGTCGTGGGGGAGGGGTTGCATGGTGTCTCTCCTATCGGATTGTGGTTCCGGCGTTGCCGCGCCGGTCAGGCTTGGAAAATCCAGCACTTGACGGTGCTGGGTCGGTTGGTGAAAGGGTTCTGGCGGGCGTGTGCCGTGCGCACTGCGCTGTCGACGGCCTTGTATTCGATGAATTTGTGCCTGCGGGATTCTTTCAGCAGGTCGCGCAGGGTTGCCGCGTCGGCCACCTTCTGGCGGTGGTCGGCGGCGAGCTTCACGAACTCGTTGAGGTTGATGGCGATGGTTCCGGGGTTCTTGCTGTGGTTGAGCACCGGCTCTTCGCTGAGGTTTTCGAGGTAGTCGTAGACCTCCCAGAACTCGGCCACCTCGGGTGCGTCGGCGTTGACGGCGTCCTGGCGCTCCAGGGCCATCGTCATCAGGGTCTGCTGAGCGCAGGCGAGCTGGTGCTCGGACAGCGGCACCACCAGGCGCAGCGCGTCGACCAGGGCCATCATCTGCGCGTGGTTGAGGATCAGCCGCTCGATACGAATCTGCTTCAGACCGCGCAGCGTCGCGCTGTGAACCTTCAGCCGCTCGCGGAAGCACTCCAGCACGCGGGCCTCGGCGCGGATGGCCATCAGCAGGAAGTGGCTGACCTCAAGCACGCCCAGGTGGTTGAGGTTGTCGGCCGCGGCCTGGCTCTCGCGGGTGATCTCTGGGCGAATGAAGTGCAGCTTCACGATACGGGTCATGATCGCTTCGGAGGCCTGCACCGTGGCGTTCTGGCTCATCACCAGGGTGCCGCGGAAGGGGGGCTCGTAGGTCTCGTTGCCGGCGGTCTTCTGGCCGGTCACGCCCAACGCGCGGCCGTTGAACAGCGGCTTGAACTCGTCCCAGTCGAAGGACTTGGCGGCGCCGCCGGCGCGGCTGTTGTCGCTGCGGTCGGCCTCGAGCATGACCATGGGCATGTTCGACAGTTGGGTCAGCCAGCGGCGCAGGCCCGCCTTGGTCATCTTCGACGGGTCCTGGCCTTCCTCGTCCGCCCGGCCGAGCAGCTTCCACAGGAAGGTGATCAGCGTGGACTTGCCGGCACCGGCCTCGCCGGTGGCCTCGAGGAACGGAAAGGACTGGAACTCGGCGCGGATCTGCTCCGCGAACAGCGAGCCGAACCAGAATGCCAGCGCCACCAGGCCCTTGGCGCCGAAGCAGGTCCACAGCCAGTCCAGCCACTCCGGGCGGTAGTCCTTGGCGTCGGTGGCGATCTGCAGCTTGATCGAACGCTGCAGGGTCTTCAGGCGCAGCTTTTGGAATTCGAAGAAGTCTTCGGCGTTGGCCTTCTCGATCACGCCGCCGCGCACCGCCACGTCGCCCAGGACGTAGCAGGCATGCTCCCGGCTGTAGCCCAGGTAATCGATGGTGGCCACCGTCTTCAGGCCGGTGAGTTGCAGCTTCATGATCTGGTCGAGCTGCGCGCCGCTGCCGGTGAAGATCGCCCCCGCTGCCACGCCGAGCAGGCGCTTCTTGAACTCGCTGGCCGCCGCGACTTGGGCGCTGGTGAAGGTGTTCTTCACGCTCTCGTCGTCGGGGCGATCGATGCGGAAGTAGTACCAGCTCTCGTCTGTGACCTCGTTGCGCTGGAAGTACAGGGCCTGGGGGAAGCAGTTGGCGATTTCCACGACGCCGCCGGCTTGCTGCAGGGCCTTGTCGCGCATCTGTTTCTGGTTCAGCAATTGGTCGTCGTGGTTGTCGCTGTCCTCCAGGCTCTGCATGGCCTTGTTGAACTTCTCGATATCCAGCTTGAACCAGTAGAGGCGGTTGGCGAAGCGGAAGTGGAATTCACCGCGCTTGCCCCAGTCGTACATCAGCAGGGCCTTCTCGGCGGCACTCTCGGCGATCAGCAGCGCGCCCTCATGACGCGCGGTCTTGAGGTCCTTCTCGATCTGCGCGGCGCGCTCGGTCGCGTCATCGATGAACATCCAGCGCTGGTGCAGGTCGTTCCAGTCGAATTTGCGGTTGTTGCGCTGCGGTAGTTGGGCCGCTTCGCAGACGTAGCCCAGGGCACGCGCCTCGGTCACCCAGCGCCGGGTGTACTTGTGGGCACCAGGTTCGTTGTCCAGCGCCCAGATCAGTTTCGGCAGCTTGCCGCCACGGGCTATCGCGAGTTCGCGCAAAGACTGCTCGGGGAAGGCGTTGGAGCTCATGGCCGACACGGCGTCGATGCCGTGGTGCAGCAGCGCGATGGCGTCGAAGATACCTTCGACGATCCACAGCTCCTTCACCTCCTGCAGGTCGACGCTGGGTGGGCACCACCAGACGCCGCGCGGGCTGTCGCCCGGCTTGAAGCGGGCCTTCTTCTTGCCGAAGCGGCTCGGGCGATCGATCAGGCGTTCCCAGTAGCCCCCTTTCTTCAATGGGAAACGGACTGTGGCGCTACCGATCTCAAGGTCACGGTCCCAGTAGTTTTCCTGGCTGTACCAGCCATCGATCAGCGTCAGGTCGAAGCCGCGGGCATGGGCCAGGTACGCCCGGGCCGAGGCGGCGGGTTCCTTGTCGGTGGCCGGCGCTCGCTTGCTCCAGTCGTCGAAGAGCTCCGGGTAGATTTCCTTGATGTGCCAGGTGTCGCCGCACTTGCCGCGCCCGCAGCGGATGAACCAGGGGCTGTCGACCAGGGTGTAGAGCTCCTTTTTGCCGCACGTCGGGCACTCGCCCTTGCGCATGTACTTTGTGCCCTTGATCGGCGTCAGTCCGTACTGATCCTGCAGGCGGCGCAGCACGTCGGCCTTGAGTTCGCGGTCCATTTCCTTCATGCGCGCCCCCGAATCTGCTTGCGCAGTTCGCGGATGGTCCGGCAGATGCCGGCAATGTGTGGGCGGTCCTCGAGGATGCGCTTGCCGCGCAGGCCCTGCGGCGTATAGCGGTAGCGATCGTCGTACCAGCACTCGGCCATGGCGGCTTCGTACTGGCTGACCAGCCAGAGCAGGTACTTCTCAGCCTGGTTCTGGTCGACTTCGACGGTGATTGAAATGTGGCCGCTCATGGCGGTGATACCTCGAATTCTGGGCGTAACTTCCCCAAACCCACGGCAGTGGGTAGGGCGTGTTTCAGGGATTACTGGGTGTGCTGGGGGCGCTGTTTGAGCAGGTGCGCGGGCAGATAGCGGGCCGGGATCGGGAAGCGACAGTGACTGCGGGTGTCGATTAGGTAGACCACCTCGTCGTCTCCCTGTCCCCAGTCGATACCCAGCCAGATAGGGTCTGGCCCCGCGAAGACTTCATCCCACGCGCGCTGGGCGAGTTGTTCGGCCATGAACTGGGGAACCTCGAGGCCTTTGGCCAGATGGTTGACACAGGCATCGAACAACCGGTCGGAGCCGGAGGACAGATACTGGTTGGCGTTGGCCAGCAGGTACGCTGCGGCGGCTTGCTGCATGGTGCTGCGGTAGTCGTTGGTGCCGTTCATTGCATGCACTCCACATGATCCAGCAGGTCCAGTTGGTTGGTTGCGGCCGCGAGGTCGCGGCGTGCCAGTTGACGGGTTTTCGAAGGCGCCATGGGGAGTACCAGCAGTGGCCGCTCGAGGCCCGAGGGGCTGAGCTGGTAGTCCCAGCTCAGGGAGCCGGTGAAGGTGGCGCCGCAGAGCGCGTTTGTGCATTGCGCGTACATCGAGCGGAAGCACGGGGTTTGGCCCTCGGAGGAGCGGATCCGCATCCGGCTGTGGCAGCAGGGGCAGACGAGCTTGTAGACGCTCACGCCTTGACCCTCCGGTGCAGGGTGATCACTGCGCCGACTTCGGCATGTCGTGCGGCCAGGTGTTGGCGGTGGGCGACGATGATTTCGGCGAGTTCGGCCTCGTCGATCTCTCCGTCGCGTAGCGCCTCGGCGATGATGCGGTCGACCTCGCCGCGCCTGATGGCGGTGGCGACGCCCCGGGCGTACAGATCAAGATTATCCAGCTGGGCCGGGTCGGGCATCTGCACAAACATGCCGCCATACAGGTGTGCGACGTACTCGGGGAAGTGGCTGGTGCCGGTTTCCTGCTCGAGCAAGAGCAACTGGTCGTCGCTGAGCGGCTTGCTGCCGGCGTTCTCGTAGGCGTGGTTGTCGAACTTCTTCAGGTCGAGGCCCAGGCGGGCAGCGGCGCATTCGCGACCGCCGGGGTAGGCGCCGATGATCGCGCTGACCACCTGGCGCCGCGTTTCTAGGAGCGGGCGTTTCATCTTCTGGTGTCTCCCCAGGGCGGTGGTCATTACTGTTCGGTTGCGGGCTGGCGAATGCCGGGGACGACATCGGCACCTATCTCTTCAGATAGGTCCTTCAGAATCGCGTAGGCGAGGCGACCGTTGGGCAAACGTTCCGCTCCTGCCCAGCGAGCCACCACTTGGGTGACATTGCGCGGCTCGTAGCCGCGAGCCAGCGCGAACTTTCGGTAGCTGCTGCCCTTTTCGACGAGACGTGCACGGATCTGATTAGGGGTCATGGCTTGGGTGTTCCCATACGGATAAGATGTTCTCGTTGTGAGTAAGGCTATTGCCTCATTTTGAGTAAGTCAACAGGAATTTCCTATTTTGGGAAACAAGAGCGCTAACGCCGTCGTGGATCGCCTCCTGAGTGTTTACGGGGTCAAGAACGACAATCAGCTGAGTGAGCTTCTGCAGATCAAGCGATCAACGCTTGGCAACTGGCGCTCACGTGACTCCGTGCCTTACACAATTTGCGTAAGTGCAGCGGAGGAGAGAGGCGTCAGACTGGATTGGTTGCTCACCGGTGAAGGACCAATGTGGAGAGGGGCAGACCCGCAGAAGGTTGAGGCAACGCCTACCGATCCCCGCGAGCAGGCCCTGCTGGCACTCTGGCGCGAACTGGACGAGGGTGAGCAGCGAGAAATACAGCTTGCTGCTGAGGAAAAGAAACGTCTGAAAATTCTGGAGCAGCGCCTCGCGGAGCTGGAGGCCGTTGTCGCTGATGCCAAAAGGCTGGCATAGTCTGTTCCCATAGAGAACAGATGGCAGGCCAGGGAATGGACGAAGAGTTCCGCTGTGAAATCTTCAAGAACGCCAAGCAGCTGCACGGCGTGTTTTATCTGGGTCGGTATGGCTATGTAGTAGAGGATGTGCTCGAAATGGAGCGCTTCCTCCATGCGTTAGCCTCTGAGAAGCGCGAACGCAACGTGCTCAGCCTGTTGCACCATGACCCTAATGCATCTTTCTACGATAACGAGACCGTCGAAGGCCTCTCGGCTGAAGGCCCCGATGGTGTGTGCCTGAACCGCGTTGCCGCCGATCATCTTTTCCAGTTTCACTTGTTTGGGGCCGCTGGGCAGATGGTTCCTTTCGCTGATGTACCACTTAAATCTTGCGGCGACTTTGCCGGTACGCCATAGGAGGCATTAATGGCACCTAAAGAAAAAACGAAGAAACGCCCGTTCTACTATCGTCGAGCTAAATGGGATGAGATGAATAAAGAACCTTCCCTTGAGAAAATACTTACGATTTGCCACGAAGAACTAAGCACTGTTGGTGATCGTACATTTCTCTCTGGCGAAGGAGAAATTCGTGGCGCTGATGCGGATCCTCGCCCGGGAGAAGGGCTTTTTCTGCATATAGCCAGTTATGTGCCGGACGAACAGACCACCACAATTGAAAAGAGTAAGCGTGTAAAGCGTTCAAAGCTACATGCCGAAGCTGCATCGGCCGGACGCGATTTTCTCAGCGGCGACATTTTTGCACTAGTGAAAGATAATCATCTCATTTTGTGCCCGTCTGGCGTACGTGAGAGTGTTGTTCATTCTTATATTTACAATGTGTTAAAAAAATGCAAGTACTCCAAGATGCTGGCTTCGTTTGACTTGGAGAAAATCGCTAAGGCAAGCAAGTTGGCTATGGTTGCTACGGAGGGAGTGAAGTCAATAGAGCTAGGAGCATCTCTTTACGATGCTAGTATTTCTGAAATGAATGTATCTAAGAGGAAGGCTTCTCAGAAAAAGATTGACGAGCTGCTCAAAAAAGCGGCGGAACTATTTGAGGATATGTTTGCCAAAGACCCCAATCTGAAGGAGATCAAAGAACAGGAAAATCTTAATATAAAGATATCGCTCAACTTTGACGGTCGTGAGGCCAGACGTAAGGGCAAGCCGGTAGGCTTTGGTGAAATCGGCAAGAGCCGTCTGAAGAAGACATCGGAAGAAATAATCAAAGAGTACGAGGATAAGGAATACCTCGGGTTTGATGAAGATGGATTCAAAATTGTAACTATGGCTGGGAATGTAATTACCCCTACCGAAATTCGCGTATCTGACAGCTATCATGTTAAAGTTTTTGGTAAGTCGATTGATAAGTCGGATACGTTTGATAAGCTGAAGGGGTACTACGATAGGCTTAAAAGTAGTGGTGTGCTGGCTCAGTGAAAAAACAACTGGATTGGTCAAGAATTCGCTTCTTCTGTTACGCAGCTATTTTAAGCTGTGAGGGCGCTTTTTTGGCCAAGCCGTTGATGTTGGAGAACTCGGAGGCACTGAGTGTAATTGTAACCGCCTATTCTATTCTTGCTGGTTTTCTTGTTGGCATAATAACGATGATTGGTGATCCGAAGTCGCTGCCTTCTGGGTCATGGCAAGTGGCGAGATTGAGTAGCGAAATTATTTATCGACGCCTTAAACGTCATAAGTTTCTATTTACTGCGTATCTTGCAACTATTGCTCTGATATTCCTGTCAATTCTGCTAAAGAAAAATAACTCAGAGGTGAATGACTTTGTTGAATATATTTACCTCTTTCTGGCAATATTCTGTTTTTTGTACTCATTGAAACTGCCTTCAACTCTTATGCAGCTACAAGAAGAACGGATAGAAGAAGAGATCAGGGCAAGGCGAAAATTAGAAGGCATAGAAGATTAGGTAAAAACCAGATCAATCTTTATTAGTCATATCTGCGATTTCTGTAGCCGCTTCCATTCTCGATCGACAGCCCGCTTCGCGCTGGCCTTGGTGCTGTACAGGTAGCGCAGGCGGCGCGGCTTGCTCTGGTCTCCCGCGGTGATGGTCTTCTCCGTCCCGCTCTTCTCGTCCCGGTAGTAGGCGATGATGCCGGTGTAGTCGCCGCCGGTGTCGTCGGCCAGGTCGCTGACCAGGTCCTCGGGCAACTTGCTTTCCAGCTCCAGGCTGGTGATGTAGCCGCCGTCGGCGCTGAGGCTGTGCTGCACATTGCCGCCGTACCAGATGATCGCGTCTATCTCCGTCTTCACGCCCTGCAGGGTGTAGGTCAGCTCCGGGATCAGGTCCGCCCGGCCTCTGGCGAGCACGTAGCTGAGCGTGGCGCTGCCACGCTGCAGGCGGTTCCACTCGGCGCGGGCAGCGCGCAGGGCGCTCTGGCGGTCGCTGTAGGTGTGGCGCAGGTCCTTCAGGTTGTCGCCCTTGGCACCGGCGATGGCCTCTTGCTTCTTCGCGCTGTTCACGTCGTAGAAGTACGCGCGCACGCCGTCGTAGCTGTCGCGGTCGGCCTGCAGGTAGCGGTGCTGGTCGCCATCCTGGCGGGTGAGGATGATGTGCGGCAGCGCCAGGCCGCTGGCAGTCTTGCCGCCGCCGGCCGGCAGGCAGAGCAGGCAGCCGGCTTTCACGGTGGCCACCGCATCGAAGTCCTCGCCCAGGCGGGTCAGCAGGTTGGCGTCTGACTCGTTGGCCTGGTCCAGTTGCAGGATCGGCAGGCCCGCCAGCGCCGGCGCGAGCACCGGCTTCAGGTTGTTGCCGAGGGCAATGTCGGTGAGCACGTCGCCCAACGTCTTCGGGCTGCTCCAGCTGCGCTCGCGCTTGACCTTCAGGCCCTTGCGCAGGTCTGCCGAGCGGGCGCGGATGCTGAGCACGTCCGGCGCGCCGCTGTGCTCGGTTTCGTCGACGGTGTAGGTGCCCTTGTCGACCAGTCCGCTGTCACTCCAGCCCAGCCAGAGGTGCAGCACGGCGCCGCGCGGGGGGATCGCGAGCAGCCCGTCATGATCGCTGAGTGTCACGCTCAACTGATCGGCCTCGAGGCCGCGATTGTCGGTCAGGTCCAGGGCGATCAGTCGTGGGCTGATGAGCTGGGCGATGTCGTTGCCGTCGACTGTGAGCCGGAACACCGGCACCGGGTAGCCGGCGTCGCGCTGCAGTTGGTCGACCGCGCTGGTCAGGTAGCCCGTCACGCGGGCGAGGGCGGCATCGATCACAGGATGCGTCTCAGCAGGTTGCCGGCGGTACCGAGGACCGAGCCGAGCAGATCGGTGCGGCCGTCGTCGATGCGCTTGAGCTCGAGGGAGAACTCGATCCGCCGCGGGGTGCCGTCGGCGAAGAAGAGTGTCCGCGTCTCGGTGACACGCTCGATCACCCACAGGCCGTAGATGCGTCCGGTGCCCTCGACCATGGGCCAGGCCGACCCGGTGTCAGCCATCTGCCGCAACACGTCCAGGCTCAACGCGCTGCCGGCCAGCTCCGGCAGCAGCACGCCGGGCAGGGTGATCGCGTCGTCGCCGCGACCGACGAACTGGCGCGCCGGCTGGGCGCCGATGCGGCTGCTGCTGGCGTGTCGCCACTCGGTCTGCCGCTGGAACTCTTGATAGGCCAGCGTGTGCAGGCTGAAGACGAACATCCCGAGGGACAACATCATGATGGTTACTCCCGGTCCTGCAGGCGGGCGCGCAGGCGCGCCGCCTTGTTGCGTTCGCGCTCGTCCAGCAGTTGGCTGAGCGTGCGTTTCAGGTCTGCGGCGTCGCTGCCCGCGCCGGCCTGGATGGTGATGTAGTAGGTGTCGCCGCCGATGCTGACTGCCGCTGGCGCCGAGCTGACCGGGGGACGGTTGTCGATGGTGATGGCCTGCGCTGGGGCGCTGGCGCCGAGCACCAGGGCACCGATGGCGCCGGCGCTCTTGCCCAGGTCGCCCAGCATGGCCAGCAACGGCTGGTCGAACATCGGCGAGCGTTGCCGTTGGGCCGCGACCAGTTCGGTCACCACTGCCGGCGGGGTGATCGTAGAGCGGGTGCCTCGGGTCAGCTCACTGTCCAGGCCGGCGACAGCCTGGCGCCCTGCGTTGACCAGGCCCTGGCCGATACGCGCAATTACGCCCAGCGGGCCGGCCTGGCCGGCGTCGAGGCCCTGAGCCAGGCCAGCCATGGTGAACCCGCCCAGATCGGCGAACACCCGCGACGGTGAATGGATGCCGAGCTTGTCCTTGAACCAGTCGATCGCGGCGCCGCCGACGCGCTGGACCGCGCGCTTGATCTGCCCGATGCCGGCGAGCAGGCCGTTCACCAGGCCCTGGACAATCATGTTGCCGAAATCGGTGAAGCGTGCCGGTAGGTCGATGCCTAGGTAGCCCAGGACGCCGGAGAACGCACGGTAGATCAGACCGAGGGGGCTGAAATTCATCAGGGTTGAAAGAATGCCCCCGATGCCGCCGTCGAAACCTGCCTTGATCTCTTCCCACAGCCCCAGCAGGTACGTCTTGACGGCGTCCCAGTTGCGATAGATCAGGTACGCGGCGCCGGCCAGCACCGCCACGACGGCGGCAATTGCCAGGACCACCGGGTTGGCCGCCACGCCCCACAGCGCGATGCTCACGACGCGCAGGGCGGTCACCAGTGGGCCGATCAACAGGCCGGCCAGCATGCGGATCGGTGCGAACAGCAGTTTCAGCAAGCCGATCAGACCGGGCAGGCGAATGCCGATGGTGCTGAGCATGAAGCGGACCGCGATCATCGGGCCGAGGATGCCGGCGAGGGTGATGGCCAGGCTGCCAACGATGGCCATCAGCGCCGAGAACGCGGCGACGGTGATGACGATGCCCTTGCTGACTTGCGGGTTGGCCTTCAGGAACTCGCCGACGTTGTGCAGCAGGTGACTGAGGTCGGCGGCGAGTTCGCGCAGCCAGGGGCTGTTCTTGTCGAACAGCTCGACCGAAATGTTTTCCAGGGCGGCATGCAGCATGGTCATGTCGCCCTTGAGGTTGTCCAGTTGGGTGGCCGCGACCCGGGCGGCCTCGCCCTCGGAGTTGTTCAGGCTTTCGCGCATGGTCTGGAACTGGCCGCCCTCGACGGCGCGCATCAGGGTGCCGAAGCTGGTCACCGAGTACTGCCCGGCGATGTCCTTGAAGATCGCGCCGCGCTGTACGTTGCCCATGCCGGCGGTCTTCTTGTTGATGTCCTTCAGGATGTCCAGCATGTCGCGCATGTTGCCGTTGGCATCCTTGGTCTGGACGCCCAGCTTGGCTACCGCCTTGGACGTGCCCAGGCGGGTCAGAACAGAGCGCATCGAGGTGCCGGCCATGCTGCCCTGGACGCCGGCGTTGCCGAGCAGAGCCGTGGCGGTGGTGACCGTCTCCAGGCTCTGGCCGTACTCGCGGCCGACGCCGGCGGAGTACTTCAGCGAGTCGCCGAGCATGCGGATGTCGACGTTGTTCCGGGTGAATGCCGCAGTCAGTACGTCGGCCACCTGGTCCATCTTCTCGGCTGGAATACCCATCGCCGTCTGGATGTTCGAGGCGATGTCAGCAGTGTCGCCGAGGTCCATGTCGCCCGCGGCGGCCAGGTTGAGCATGCCGGGCATGGCGCCGAGGATCTGCTTCGCGTTGTAGCCGGTGCGGCCCAGGAAGTACTGGCCCTGGGCGACTTCCTTGTCGGTGAACTTGCTGGACAGCGGCAGGGTGCGGGCCTGTTGCCGTAGCGCTTGCATCTGCGGATCGTCCTTGCGCTCGATGCGGGTCACCGCCTGGGTGGCCGACATCGTTGCGTCGAACTCGTAGCCCACGCCGAGCATCTGCCGCAGCTTGTCGCCGGTGTACATGCCCGTCGCGCGCGCCGCCATGCCGGTGCCGGCCAGCGCGGCAGCGCTCTGGATGCCACGGCTGTAGGTGTTGCGGGCTTGGGTTAGGCGCTCCTGCTGCTGGCTGAGGTTGCGTAAGCGCTGCGCCTGGCTGTTGATGGCGCCATTGGCCGCCTGGATCTGCGCCCGCAGGTCGCGCTCATGCTCGCCGAGGTTGTGCGTGCTGATGCCGGCGTTGCTGAGGCGCGTGCGCAGTTGCTGCAGGGCTTGGCTCTGCTGCAGGTGCTGCTGCTTGAGGAAACCGGCTTCACGGATGGCCCGGTTGTAGTCGCGGGTGAGCGCACGGGTGGGGTTGCCGGCGGCAGCCATCTGCTGGGCTAGCGCTTTCACTCGGGCCTGTTGCGCGGCCAGCGCGGTGCTGACCTGCTCCAGGGCGCCGCGCTGGGTGCGGAATGCGCGCACGTCGCTCTGCTGAGCGTTGAGCTGCTTCAGGCGCTCGCGAGTTGCCTTGAGCGCCCGGGCCGTCGCGTCGCTGCCTTGCATGATGCGACGCAGGGGAGCGGTGGCTCTGTCGATCGCGCTGAGCAGCACGCGCAGCTGCAGGTCATTCGCCATCGGCGGAACTCCGTACCCGGGCGCGTTCGCGCCATTCCATCAGTTCGGTGAGCGAGAGCCGGTCCATATGGTCCGGCGCCCAGTGAAACGTCACGGCCAGGTCGGCCATGGCGTTTTCTACGCGATCAGGGAGGCTGCCGCCTTCGCCCGCTTCTGCAGCAAAAAACCGGCGATCACCTGGCCGCAGGCGAGCAGGTCAGCCGGGTCCATGCCGGCGGCCTCGGGCTCGGTGATGGTCGGCTGGCTGATGCGCGGCAGGATTTTCATGGTCGCAGTCACGTCGAACTGCAGCAGGTCGAGCAGGTGCAGGCCGCGGAGTTCGCCAGATGAGGGCTTGCGCAGGGTGAGCGATTCGATGGACTGGGCGCCGCGCTTGATCGGCTGGTCGAGGGTGACGACGTTGTCGGGAGCGTTCTGCAGGTCAGCGGGAGTCTGTTCGGTTTTCATGGGCGTCGGTATCCAAGGGGGAGAGGAACCGCCGGTCGGGCCGGCGGGAAGGGATTACAGGCCGATGGCCTTGCGCTGTGCCTCGAGCAGGTCCTTGCCGTTGACCTTCTCGACGAAGTTCAGCAGGTCGATCTCGATGACTTCCTCGCCGTTGACGACGAGCTTGTAGTAGCTGCAGGTGGTGGTGATCTTGTGCTCGGTGTCTTCGCCGGGCTGGGCGTCACCCATTTCGATGGTCTCGTGCCGGCCGCGAACGACGATTTCGACGGACGTGACCGCGCCTGTATCGTCCTGCTGGTACGCGCCGGCGAAACGCAGCATCACGCCGCTGGCGCTGACTGCGCCGTACTGCTTGAGGACGGTCAGCTCCAGGCCCCCGACGGTCCACTCGAACTGGATGCCGTCGTCGTCGTGGCCGAGGTCGGCCTTGACCGGGCCGTTCATGCCGCCCCCGCGGAAGGCCTCCATCTTGCGGGCCAGCGGGGGCAGGGTGCAGGACTTCACGAGGCCCTGGTAGCTACCGCCGTCGTTGAAGAGGTTCATGTTCTTGAGCTTGCGCGGCATGGCCATGGTAGGGCTCTCCCGGAATCAGGTGGGTCGGCTCCCCGTCCGGGGAGCGCTGGGCGTCAGGCGTTGACGCGGCTGGCGAAGTCGACGAGGTAGCTGTCGGTGATCTTCTGGAAGAAGGTCAGGTCCTCGAGCGGCGGCACCGGGGTGTAGTCGTAGGCGATGCGCAGCTTGCCGGCCTTGAGCGTGTCCTTGTCGTTCATGCTGGGGTCGTACCAGGCCTGGGCATCGATGATCAGGCCGAGCCCCTTGAGTTCGCGGAACTTTGCGTTCACGCCCTCGAGGATGTCGCGCACCAGCGACGGGTGCATGGGCTTGTCGACCGCCCACATATGCGCTTCGGCGATGGTGTCGGCCAGCACCTGGGCGGTGCGGGTGTAGTTCTCGAAGGCGAACAGCGGATCATCGCTGCAGGTGCGCGAACCCCAGAAGCGGAATCCCCCTTCCTGCACCAGGGTGGTGACCTCGTTCTCGTTGAGGTAGTTGGCGTCGGTGCTGGGGCTCTGCAGGTCCCAGAACACGTCGGCGCTGATGCCGGTCACGCCGTTGACGGCGACGTTCGACAGAGTCTTGTGCCAACCGACCTCCTGATCGATCCGGGCGCGCAAGCCCAGGGCCTGGGCAACAGCTGGCGCAGGTACGGTCTGGTTGACCACGGTGCTCCAAGTCAGGAAGTCCGGCCAGATCACCATAGCTTCGCGCGCGGCGAAGTTCTCGCGGTAGGCGGTGGCCTCTTCCTTGGTCTTGCAGCCATTGGCGGAGACGTAGGCGAAGCTGCGCAACTGCTGGGCGATGGCGATGAGTGCGGTAGCGACCGGCTGGGTATCCAGGCCCGGCGCGCCGAGGATGCGCGGTACCACACCCAAGCGGGCCTTGGCGGCAAGCAAGGCCTTCATGCCGGTGTACTTGCCTTCGGCGCTGACGCCGCCGATGACCGCGCTGTTGGTCGCGGCTTCATCCTCACCCGGCTTCACCCGCACCACCACAGTGGCGGCGTTGGCCTGGTCGGCGATTGCCTGCAGGCTTGCGGGCAGCGTACCGCTGGTGCCCGCCTTGCCGATGGCGGCCTGAACGTTGGTAATGAGTACCGGTGTATCGAGTGGAAAGGCGGTGGCGTCGGCGTCTTCGGCGGTGGCTACCAGGCCGATGATCGCGGTGGCGATGGTGCGAATGGGGCGGGTCTCGTCATTGATCTCTTGGACCCGGACACCGTGATGGTATTGGTCAGCGGCCATGGGGTGTGCCTGTGCAGTGGTTGGATGACACTGCACAGGCTGCCGCGCGCGCGGCGATGGGGCGAGGCGGGAAGCTTGTAGGTCGGGAAGCTACAAGACGCCATCTGCGAAGAGGGCGTCGAGCCAGTCCGGTGCGGTCGGCCGGTGTTCTGCGAGCGGAAACTCACCGGACTCCGGCCAGTCGCGCAGTTGGCGGCGGTAGGCCTGCAGCGCCTGGTACTGCTCCGCGTTGAGCGTCGTGGTACCAACCTCGAGCTCGTCGCGGTGACGGGCGACCAGGGCGTCGGTGTCGACGAGCTGGCGGTCGCGCCAGTTGCGCTCAATCGCGGCTTGCACCTCCTCTGTGGGCGGCGGTGGTTCTTTCGTTGCTGGCTGTCCACCGGCGTCCGCGCAGATCACACGGCCAGACTCCTGTTCTAGCAGAATGCGGGCGTGTACTTCATCGCTGACGGGGACGCCGTCATCCGGCCAGCCGATCCCGGCCTCGTAGACCTCGCGCAAGGACACGGGGTAGAAGACCCTCGCGGACGGCGAGAAAACATAGCTAGCGCTCATCGACCGAATGCCTCCCAAAGCAAAACCGCCTGGAATTGATACCCGTTTTCCAAAGTTGCACCTGTCGTCGACGGGTTATAGAACGAGGTGCTCGCGTCGGTTCCTGGGTGGAAATTCGCAGTTTGACCAGCGAACCCGCCCAAGCAGACATTCGGGAACGCGATGGGGAAGGTGATCGCCGCGGTACCATCACCAGGCACAGTCACCCGGCCCCATTGCCGGATGTAACCCGTATCGTTGTCCCTCCACCAACCGCTTGCTCCCAAGGATGCTGTGGCGATGGTGCCGGCTCCGATGTTGCTACGCGCCGTCGTGGCATTGTTCGCCCCAAGGCCGCCTCGAGCCAGTGGCAGGATGCCGGAGGTAATCTGGCTAGCGTCATGGTTATGCCCTGCCGGCGGGAAGGTTGCCGGCTTCCCTGGCAGCGAAGACCAGTTGTACTCCGACTTGGCCACGTAGTTGGCCGGGTTGAAGTTGCCGGAGTCCCATGCCCGGAACCATCCTCCCCAGGTGCCGTTGTATCTGCAGCGCCAGTACAGACCGCCAGCGGCATAGCCACGATAGGTCTGATAGATCATCGAGGAGGTTGGAGCATGCACCGTCAATATGCCGGCCTCGCCCACCGGATAGTTCGCGCCGTTCTGTGCGTTCGCGCTGAACGGTTGATGCCACCAGCCCGACGCAATCATTGAATCCAAGTTGACTCCGCCACCCAGGACGCCATCCGGCGCATGAGCGAACGCCCCTCCCAGATCGCAGCGGACCCATGCTGACCACTCTCGCTTGGAAGGATCGGTCGTTGCGGGGGAGCCGTAGGCATAACGAACGTACATATCAGCCACGCCGGCATAGCCGGTTGCGATCTGCGTCGCGTTGCCTTCGACGCTCGGGTAGAACATCGTCTGGATGTAGTAGTAGCGGCCAGCCACTGGGCCATTCGCGTGGTTGGTCAGCACAAGCGGAATGACTACCGAGTTGGGATCAACGCTGGTATGCACAGCCGTGGCCAGTCCCTGAGAGACCAACGGCAAGCGCTCAAGATCGAGTCGGCCGGTAGCAATCTTCGAAGCATCCAACGCAGGAATGTCCGCTGCCGTCAGGCCACCGCCACCCGTAACCAGCCCCTTGGCGTTAACGGTGACTTTGGGGTAGGAGCCGGCATTTACGCCCGAGTTCGCCAGCGTGACCGTGATTCCAGCGTTTGAGCTACCGTCGAACGTTGTCGAGCCGCTGGCGTCCCCACCGAGGGAGATCGTACGAGGGGCGGCGAGTTTGACCGCCGTTGCAGCCTGACCAATACCATTGCCGGTACCGCCTCTGGCAGCAGGTAAGATGCCGGAGGTGATTTTTCCGGCATCAAGGGCCGGAATATCACTCGCTACAAGCCCAGTGGCTCCGGTAACCAGTCCTTTGGCGTTCACCGTGACTTTCGCGTAGGTCCCGGCGGTGACGCCGGAGTTGGCCAGCGTCAGGACTCCGTTGACGTTTGTAGCTCCATCGAACCGAGCTGACCACGTTGCATCGCCGCTCGCGCTGAGCGTGATGGGCGCTGCAAGCCGGCTGGCAGTGGCTGCGTTGCCCGTAATCGAGGCCGGTAGTAGCCCGGCCGCGTTCAGCCTGAGCAGCTTGTTCGCCGTCGGGGTAGTGACCGCCTCGCTGGCATGCAGTGCGTCCGTGATGCCGTAGCCGCCCAGCGTGGTCGGGTTGCTGCCGGCGGTGACGATGCCATTGGCGTTGACGGTGACAGCACGGTAGGTGCCGGCACCCACGCCGGAGGCTGGCAAGGCGATGGTGCGATCCGCAGACAAATCGCCACCGCCGACCAGGCCGTTGCCGGCCAGCACCTTGCGTCCCTTGAAGTCCGCGGCAACCTTCGCCGTCACCCAGTCCTGGGTGGCGTAGACGATGCCGTCGTCGATGATCAGTTCGACGTGCTCCATGCCGGATAGGATGATCTGCACGCGGATGGTCTGGGTGCGCGCGCTCCCGCTCTCGACGCTGGCCTTGAAGCTGGGCGGGCAGTTGGCGACCGCCACGAACTTCCCGTCGGCGTCCTCGAGGCCGATCTCCCGTATCCAGAAGCCGCCGATGGCCATCGGCAGTACCAGCTCGGCGACCAGCACGTTTGCGCTTTGCTCGGAGACGAACAGACGGTTCAGTTGAGCGCGGTAGCGCTGGCGGATCAGCTTGGTCTGAGCGGCCGAGGGGATGGGGTCAGCCGTCTCGCCGGGCGCGCCGCCGGCGTCACCGATGAGCATATGGGTGGGCTGCCACTTCTTCCCGGCTTCGCTCGCCGCGATCAGCGCTGCCGCGCCGATGTCGGTGAGCAGGCCGCCGTACTTGGGAGTCGTCATATCACTGCTTCCAGGGGCTGATTTCCAGGGTGTCGCCGTCGATCGTCGCCAGGCCGTGGCGGGCCAGGATGTCCGGCGTGATGCGCAGGTCCAGGCGGGTCAGGTGTCGGCTGACTGGGCGCACGTCGTCGAGCAGGCGCTCGAGCTCGAGCACGGTCTCCTCGTCGAGACCGTTGTCGCTGACGTCGACGGTGATTTCGAAGGTGCCGGGGACGCCGGCGGGGGTCTGTTGCCACCACTCGAGGATGTCGGTCAGCGAGCCGACGGGCTCGACCACGCGGCGCAGGGCGCTCAAGGTTCCCTTGTGGGAGTGGACGAGGTAGGCATCCCGAATGACCTGGCGCTTCACACGCTCCGGCCAGGTGCTGTCCCAGCGATCGACGGAGAACGCCCAGGCCAGGTACGGCAGAAGGGTGACCGGGCAGGTGCTGGGGTTCCACAGTTGGCGCAATGGGATCGGTACCCGCTCAATCTGCGCCAGGGCTTCGGCGGCCAGGCGCTCAAGTTCGGTGGCGTTGCGTGGGAGCAAGCTGGGCATCACTCATCCCCCAGCGTCAGCGTAATTCCGGTGCAGTAGGGCGCCTGGGCTGGTGTGGCGGCTATGTCCGACCAGTTGCTGAGCGTGACCTTGCGCACGCCTTCCACGTGGAGGGCCGCATGCACCGCCGATTCGGACACTTCCATGCCCAGGCGTCGACGCTGATGGACGTATGCCGTCAAGCGGGCCCGGGCGGCATCGAGTATCGGCTCGGATTCCGGGCCGATGGTGGCCAGGTAGAGCGTCGCGTCGACACGGTACTCGAGCACCTGGGCGGACTGGACTGTCAGGCGGTCCGCGACGGGCCGGCGGTCGGCGTCGTTGAGGTAGGCATCGACGATGTCCAGCAGGTCCGCCGGGGCGCTGCCGTTGCCCTGGGCTGCCTGTACCGTCACCACGACAACGGAGGGTGATGGGCTGACGGCCGAGGCATCGCCGACGCGGCCGTCGGCGGCGCGGGCGTGGAAGATGTAGCTGTTACGCGGTCCCGCGGTGCTGAGGCCTTCCCAGGCCATCTGCGCCCGCTCGCGCAGGCTGTCGTCGGACTCCAGCAGTTCCGGCACAGGCGGCACCTTCGACGGATCTCCGGGTTGGATGACCAAGCGTCTGACGTTGTAGTTCGCGGCGAGCTGGTCGAGGTCGGCGCCCTGGGCGCTGGCCAGCATGTTGGCGAGAGCCGCCTCGTTGACCCGCTGGCGCCAGAGCATTTCGCGGTACGCGTTTTCCTCGAGCAGCTTGGTCAGCGGCTCGGACTCCAGGGCGAGGCGGGCGGCGATTTCCGCCTGCTGATCCTCCGGCCAGAGGCTGATGGCGTAGGCCTTGCGCTCGGCGAGTATCTGCTCGTAGTCCAGCTGCTCCACCGCGTGTGGTGGTGGCAACTGGCTGAGGTCGATGGCGACGAAGTTCGTTGTCATGCGCTGGCGCCCATCTGCAGGGGGATGCTCAGGTTGTGAGGCTCATTGCTGTCCACCAGGGTGGCGTCAATCTCCATGAGCACCTGGCCGGCCAGGTTCTGGCCGGTGATCTGGACACGGCTCAGGCGGATGCGCGGCTCCCAGCGCATGAGGGCCATAGCGGTGGCGGCATAGACCTGCAGGCGGGTGGTGTCGTTGAACGGAGCATCGATCAGCTCCGGCAACTGGCTGCCGTATTCGCGTCGCATGACGCGGGTGCCGATGCGAGTGGTGAGGATGTCGGCGATCGACTGGCGGATGTGGGCCGCGCGGTCGATGGCACCACCGGTATGGGCGTTCATTGCGGTTTCCCCGTCGTAGCGCCGCCCGGCATGACGCCGCCGTGGGTATGACCGACCAGGCTGATGCCCTTGGCGATCACGTCGACGCTCACGGTGACCTTGCCGGTAACGGTCTGGTTGCCGGTCTGGATGTAGTCGCCTTGGTGGGTGATGTCGCCGACGATGCGGATGCCGCCGTCGCTGATGAGCTCGGTGGTACCGCCGGCGGGAAGAACTGCGCGCAGGTGGTGGGCTGCGCTGTCGTACTCAATCACCGCGCCGTCGCGGTAGGTGATGCGATGCAGGGCGTCGCGGTCGCCGTTGGGCGGGATCAGGTCACTGAACAAGCCGGTCAGGACCACGCCATTGGCGGTCTGCCCGGATGGGCTGAAGAGCAGTACCTGCTCGTCCAGGGTGGGGGCGTTCCATTCGCGGTCGGCGCCGGCCCGCGGCGATGCCCAGGGCAGCCAGCCGGTCAGCAGGTCACCGGTCAACACACGGACGCGCTGCGCGGCATGGTCCACCGCGGCGATGGTGCCGAGGCGGATCAGGTTCTCGATCATGCGGGAGAGGGCGGCGAAGTCGTTCATGCCGCCGATAGTGGGCGACGCGCGCGCGGGAGGCAGCCAGCGGCGTTTGTAGCGGCCACGTGTACATGCTCAGGCTGGAATGTGAGCGAGCAGCCCCTCACGGATCATCTCAAGGTCGGCTTCGGTGAAACCGAGTAGACGCCGCTGCGCATAACGGACCTCTGGGGCGCCGCGCTCGGCGCGATCCTTCAGCCCGTACTGGTGGACTCGCGCGATCCGCGTGACCCGGCCGGCGAAGGAAACGGTGATCGCCTGGGCGTCGCCCTTGGCGCGCAGATAGCGCACCGTGCGCAGCTTCTGGAACATCTTGATCTTGCGCCGAATACGGCCCTGCTTGTCGCGCAGTTCGCGCTTCTTGCGTGGCTCGTAGGCGCTGCCGTCTGGGTTGCGCTGTGCCATCACGCGCTTCTGTTGGCTGCGCCGTAGATCGCGGGCGAGCGAACGCGCGAGGGCAGCACGAGGGCCTGGCTCGAGGGCGCGTAGAATCGGCCCTGCCCAGTCTTCCAGAGCCTCGAGGCTGTCAGCCATTGGCCGGGCGCCTGATCTGCGGCGTCTCGAGCATGACGGCCTCGGTAGGCGTCGGCGGCGTCCACTCGGCCAGCAGCTCGCCGTTGGCGAGCATCTGCATCGGCCCATCGACCTCGATGGCCTCGGTGAGCTGGGGCTCTTCCGGGTGACTCACGTCGTAGCGGCCATCCTCGCGGCGCTTGACGACGACACGCTCGGTCAGCGGCAGAACGATACCGAGGTCGACCTTGCTGCGGTCGAGCATGTCGGCCTCGAAGGTGATGCCGTCCTGCACCTTGGTGAGGTTGGCCAGCAGATCCGACTGGTTCACCAGCAGCCAGCCGAGCAGCGGCAGAAACACGCTGTCGGGGTGCCCGGCGAAGTCGGTGAGGATCAACTGCAAGTCATAGGCGTATTCGAAGGACAGGCTCTCGGCCGAGGTGCTGCGGACCCTGCCATTGTCGATGAATATCACCAGGCGGTCGCCGTTGTTCCTGAGTTCCGGCACGGCGGCGAGCAGATGTGCCTTCAGACTATCGGGCTTGTTCATGGGTAGCAGCCCCTTGGGTGCGGATGATCATGTCGACCTTCGCGGCGCACTCGGCCCAGGCCAGGCCGATACGCTCGACTTCAGTCTGTAGGCCGCCGTTGTCCTTCGGTGCCGCTGATTCCAGGCTGCAGGGCGTCACGGCGGGACAGCCACTGATGGTAAGCGGCCGCTCCGGTGATAGCGGGGCGCTGTTGCAGCCGGCGAGCAACATCAGGCAGAGGCTGGTCAGCCCACTGGCGATAGGGTTCATCGTCACGTTTCAGGTCCTCGATCAAGCGTTCGCGGATGGCCAGCGCCTGGCGCAGCTGCTGCCGCTGTTGGTCCAGATCGGCCTGGGCCTGACGCTCGCGGGAAAGGGCGGCCTCGAGGGCCGTGATGGTGTCGGCCTGGCGAGAAAGTTGGGCGTCGCTGGCTTTCCTCGCCAACTCGGCCTGGGCCAGGCGGGCCTGCGCCAGGTCGATGCGCTGCTGCTGCACCCACAGGAGCAGGCCGAGGGCGCTGAGCAGGGCGGCGCCGTATAGGGCCTGGCGGAGAGTCGTCATTTTCGGTACCAGCCGGCGGCGTTCATGGCCGCTTCATCCAGGGACTGCACGTCACCGCAGATGACCAGCGGAGGAACAGCCATCACATGCTTGAGCGCGTCGGCCATCTTTTGGCAGTCCTCCATCGGTGTGTCGCGCGGTAGTACCACGGCCACACAACCAGTCGGAGACAGCTTGGTCATGCGCTCCAAAAGCTCCTTGTAGGGGAAGTGCTCCCCAGACTGCGCGCCGGTTCTCATGTCGTCTCCTTGTGCGCTTCGGTGTGCTGTTTATAGGCATGCTCAAGCTTCACGTCGTAGAGGTTCCGCTTGTAGTCGGGGCCGTTGTAGAGGCGGGCGAAGTCGGCCCATTTGCGAGCCTTCAGCGCCTTGTGTAGCGCCGGGTCGGTGTCGATGAAGCGGACGAACGCTTCGAACTGAGCCGACTCGCTGCGCCCCATGGCCTCGGCGAAGGCCTGCACGCTGATGTAGCCCAGGCGTTGCCAGTGGAAACCCATGATCTGGAAGGCGCCCCAACTGGCCGACTCCAGTGCGGCGGTATCGTCGATCTGGCGAGCGTTCGCCAGGCGTTGGTGCTCGGCGGTTCCGCCGGCATAGCCGCCCGGGCGAGGATTCACCAGCGCGGGGAACTGTGCGGCCAACTGGTCGGCGGTGACCTGATCGTGGGCGGCGAGACGGCGGTACATGATGTGGCGTTCGAACAGGATTGCCGGCTTGCCGTTGCCCAGGAACCCCTGGCCGTTCGACTCGACCTGATTGACCGCATAGATCGTCGCCAGCGGCAGGCCGAGGCGAGTTGCGGCGGCGACGAGGTCGGCGTTCTGCAGCAGGTGCGAGCAGTCAGCTCCGCCGAGAGCGGCCAGGGTCTTCGGGCCGGCGATGCCATCGGCGACCAGGCCATGCGAGCGCTGGAAGGCGCGCACCGCGTCCTCGGTGGCGGCGCCGAAGTGGCCGTCCTCGTAGAGGTTGGCGCCGGCCCAGGTGTTCAGTCGACGCTGAAGCTGGCGGACCTCTTGAGAACGATCACCATATCGAAGGGTCATGCGGATGGCCTCAGCAGGGCGGCGACGTTGCCGCGGGAACGGAAGATCAGCAGGCACAGCAGGGCGGCGACGATGGCGTGCCAGATACTGACCGGTGGGCGGTAGAGCAGGATTTCCAGGCCGCAGATGGCCATGGATGCGCCGAGCAGGCTGGCGAGCAACGAGACGCTGCGGCGGAAGCGAGCGCCGCAGCGCTGGTAGCAGACCAGGCGCAGCGCTGCGGCGATGTAGGCCAGGGCGGCGATCAACGGAACGGTAGTCATGAGCATGTCAGCGACCTCCTCGGATGCGGCGCCAGAGGTCGTCGAAGTCGACCTTGTCGACCCAGGCGACCGCCTTGAGGCTGAGAGGAATGACCACCAGGGCGCAGACGAAGGCAGAGAAGGCCAGGTTGGTCAGCCAGGGCACACGGGCGAGGGCAACATCGGCGAACAGGTAGCCGACACAGGTCGGCAGGATCAGCGACAGCAGACGCGACCAGGCCTTCAGGTCCTGCTTCGTGCCGGTGGCCAGCCAGGCGCCGAGCAGGGCGCCGAACAGCATGCCGCCGTCAACCGGAAGGGTTACGCCCAGGCCGAGGCCCATGATGGCGCCGGCCGTGGCGGTGGTGGTGAGGTCAGCCATGCGGGGTGGTTCCTTGCAAAGTGGTCAGTCCCATAGGTTCACCATCTGCCGTTCCCGGGCGGCTGTCGGAATGTCTGGCATGGTGACCTTGAGGCCAGGGGGGAGGGTGGGGCCGTGGTCGGCCAGGCCGTGGTTCGCCTCGAGGACCGCCTCGGTCACGCCGGCGGTGCGGCCGTAGTGCCGCCAGCACAGCGCCTCGACGGTGTCGTTCTGGTGGGCGATCGCGACGGCGGCCATCAGATCAGCTCCACCGTTGTGCGGGGACGCTTGAGAAAGTCGCGGATCGCCCAGCGCTGGTCGCGGCGGTAGTCGTCGATGGTGGTTGCGATGTCCTGGGCCTTGTCATTGCCGCTGGTGGTGGTGTCGTACCAGCGGTAGCGCTCGGCCACTTCGGCAGCGGTGGCAGACTGCACTGCGCGCAGATACAGCTGCACCAGTTCGGAGGTGTCCCGCACCTTGTCGGACGGCACTTCGGCGAGTTCGGCATAGCCGGCCGCGCTCTTCTCAAGGCGCCAGGCCCGCAGCTCTCGGTTGACGCTGATCACCGCGGCAATGACCGCAACTTCGAGGCGCGCCGGATCGACGCTGGAGTCGATGCGCAGGTTCGCCCGCACATGCTCGAGCTCGATGGTGGGCCAGAAGGGATCGCTGTTGATGTGCCCGCTCGGGACCGGGCCGTTGGCGATGAATCCGCTCATGCTGCTGCTCGCTTGAGGTCGCCGGTGGTCGGGGCGTCACTGCTCAGGAAGGAGAGGACCTGGCAGATCGGCCCCGAGCCGGCGGGGCGCGGGGTACGCTCGGTCAACCGCCAGAGGCGGTCAGTTTCTTCTGGAGCCGTTCGGCGGCCTCCAAATTCTTCTTCCCGCCGCACTTGTCGTGCAGCTGGATCGCGCGCTTGAGCAGATCGATGCCGGCTTGCACCTGCCCGGGTTGACCGGGGCTCTCCACAGAAAGGCCTTCCAGGGTGGCATGGCCGGCGGCGAGGTAGAGCTTCGCGCGGGCTTCGTCGGGCATGTCGGCCTGGTCGGTGAGCAGAAGGGTGCGATGCAAGGTCGCAAGGTCGAAACTGCCGCCGGTCTTCTGTGCCTTGAGCGCGGCCTCGGCGATCTCTTCGGCGATGATGCAGCCGGCGGTACGCGCGAAGCGGTCGGGCATGACCAGGTCGTGTGCGAGCACGTAGTCGGCGATGTCCAGGGCGCCGGCGTAATCGCCGGCATCGATGCGCCAGAGCATGACGGTGGTGATCACCTCGTCCTGGGCGCCCTTGCCGGCCTGCAGCACGCCGGAAATGTACGGCTGGTAGGCCGGTAGCAACTCGACCTTGAGCGCTGCCTTGCCTTCGCCGGACTGGATGTTCTTCAGGCGGCTGCGATCCTGATACAGCTGGGCGAGCTGCAGCTCATAGGCGTTCGCGCCTTCCATGCCCTGGTGCGGGGCAGTGGCCGCCGCCTCTTGAGCGGCGGTCACGCGCAGGAAGTGCGCCTTGGCGGGACTGAAGGCCATGTCATCTACTCCGCGACTTCGATGTTCTCGACCAGGCAGCCGAGGCCGTAGTCCTCGACGACGTAGGCGTCGTTGCTGGACTCGTAGTTCTCGATGCGGTTCTTCTCCGGTACCTCCTTCAAGTAGCGGCGGCGACCGCCGATCTGCCAGTAGAGCGACAGGTTCTTCAGGGTGGTGACCATGAGGCCCTTCTCGGGCACGTAGGGCACTTCCACCGGCGGCAGGCCGCCCATGCGCTTCTGCGACAGGATGAGATCGGTGGCGATCTTCTCGGTTGCCGGCTGGTCCTTGTTCACCATCGGGAAGTACTTGTCGTGGACCAGCTCGCGGCCGAGGATCACCACCAGGCCCGGGTCGCGGCGGTGCCAGGGATCGATCAGGCTGCTGACCACGTCGAACACCAGGGCGTCGAGGTTCTTGTAGTCGGCGTCGGCGCCGTTGCCGACTACCACCTTGCCGGCGGTCTTCCCTTCTTTCAGTACCCGTGCCGGAGCGTTGTTGCGGTACTGCTGGAACCAGCCAATGTTCACGTCCTGCAGCAGCGGATTGGCGGCGCGGTTGGTAGTAGCCGCGGCGCTGGTACCGTTGAAGCCGATCATCAGGCGGTCGAGGGCCTGGCGCTTGAGGATCGCGTCGCGCAGCAGGGCCTGGAACTCCGGGAACTTGGCCCAGGCGTCGAGCATGGCGTAGGTGATGGCGGTGTCGAAATCGGTGTGCTTGCACTCGTAGCGCTGGTTGTCGAGCGCGGACACGTCACGCGGCTTGCGTACACCGTCGCCAGTGGTATCGGTACGGCTGGCGATGGTGCCGCTGACGCCGATGCCGATCTTCTCGCCCTGCAGCTCGTCGACGCCGTAGACGTTGATCTGCTTCAGGAACTCGCTGGACTCCTGAATACGTTGCTCCAGCTTCTGCTGGACACTCGGCTCGACGGCGAAGGTCTGGACGGCGGAGTTCACGCCGTTGAGCTTGGCGAGCTGCGCCAGGTAGGCGTCGAACTGTTTGCGGGTTTCGTTGCGCATGGTGCTTTTCCTTTGGATACCGGGGCGGGGGACGGTTAGCAGTCGGTCAGGGCGACACTGCCGCCACCGGTGACCGGGGGCCGCTGCTGTTGGCTGTGGTCCCGGGTGCTATCGAGGGTGCTCTTGAGGTCCGCCAGTTCCTTGGTGACCTTGTCCAGCTGGCTGGCCAGTTGCTGGGTCTGCTTCTTCTGCTCGCCGAGTTGCTCACCCAGGTCGCGGCTGTGCTCGGCGATCGCTTCGACGGCCTCGCCGACCTGGCCGAACTCGGCTTGGGTGCGGGCTTCCTTGCCCTTGAGCAGTTCCTTGACCTTGGTGAACAGCGCTGCGCCGACCGAGGGCTTGTCCTCGTATTCCTCGAACTCGAGGGTGCCCTCTTCGGCAGCGCTGAACAGGGTGTCGGGGTTGGTCTTGCGGCTGGCGAGGGTCCCGTTCTTGGCGCTGAAGGACAACGCCTCGGTACCCAGGCTGGCGGGTGAGTCGGTGATGGCCAGGCCGACCAAGTAGGCCTTGCCGGTGTCGGCGAACTTGGGATCGATCTCGACCGAGGTGTAGACCTTCTGCCGCTGCTTGTTCAGTTCCAGCAGCGCCTGGTTGGGCTCCAGTTGGGCGAAGAGGGCCAGCTTCTTCTGCCCGTTGATGTCGATCTCTTCCGCCTTGCACGCCAGCACGTCGCCATAGGCGCCGAACTCACCAGCCGGCCAGGCCCACTTGATGTGCTCGCAGTTGATCCGTGCGCCGTAGGTGTTCGGGTCGTACTGCGCGGCCATCTGCTCGATCCAGTCGCGCTCGATGTTGCGGCCGTCCGTGGTCGCCCCTTCGACGGCGATGCGGAACCATTTGCTGCGGAATTTCTTCATGCCGGGAGTCCTCAATGCGGCTGATGCGGGGTGCATGGCAATGAGGGGCATGTTCGGGACGCGCGCGCGGCCCAGCAATCAAGCGGGATTGTAGGGCGCGGAGCTACAAGGGGCGGCGCTACTGAGGGGCGAGGGTGGGCGGCAGCATCTGCGCCATGAACGCTGCCGTCGAAATTCCCATCCGTGACAACCGCCGCCAGGCCAAATTCCTGTACTGGATGGGTTGGCGTGTCTGCGACATCGCCGATCACCTGGGCGAGAAGGACAAGACCCTTCACTCATGGAAGGACCGCGACGGATGGGACCGGGCCGACAGCGTAGAACGGATCGGAGGCGCCCTGGAAGCCCGGTTGGTTCAGTTGATCCTGAAGGACGGCAAGACCGGCGGTGACTACAAGGAAATCGACCTGCTGCATCGGCAGCTTGAGCGCCAGGCGCGGATCCAGCGCTACCAGGGCGGTGGTACCGAAACCGACCTGAACCCCGAGCTTGCCAAGCGTAACGAAGGTCCCAAGCGCAAGCCCAAGCGCAACGACATCAGCGAGGAACTGACCGAGAAACTGGTCGAGGCCTTCCTCGACGGTTGCTTCGACTACCAGAAAGACTGGTACCGCGCGGGTAATCAGCGAACCCGCGTGATTCTCAAGTCGCGACAGATCGGCGCCACGTTCTACTTCGCCCGCGAGGCGCTGATCGACGCGCTGGAAACGGGGCGCAACCAGATATTCCTGTCGGCCAGCAAGGCCCAGGCACACATCTTCAAGGCGTATATCCAGGCCTTCGCGCGCGATGCGGTAGGTGTCGAACTGAAGGGCGACCCGATCATCCTGCCGAACGGCGCGGAACTGCACTTCCTCGGTACCAACGCGCGGACTGCCCAGGGCTACCACGGTAACTTCTACTTCGACGAGTTCTTCTGGACGTTCAAGTTCAAGGAGCTGAACAAGGTCGCCAGCGGTATGGCGATGCAGAAGCGCTACCGGCGGACCTATTTCTCGACGCCCAGTTCGATGGCGCATGAGGCCTACACATTCTGGACTGGCGAGCGCTTCAACAAGGGCAAGCCAGCTGCCGATCGCATCAAGATCGACGTAAGTCATGACGCCCTGCAGCAAGGGCGACTGTGCGAGGACCGCATCTGGCGCCAGATCGTCACGATCCTCGATGCTGAGGCCCGTGGCTGCGACCTGTTCGACATCGACGAGCTGCGTCTCGAGTACGACGCCGAGGCTTTCCAGAACCTGCTGATGTGCCAGTTCGTCGACGACGGCGCGAGCATTTTCCCGCTGACCATGCTGCAGCCATGCATGGTCGATAGCTGGGACCTGTGGTCGGAGGACTACAAACCGTTCGCGCTGCGACCGTTCGGTGATCGCCAGGTGTGGCTGGGCTATGACCCCGCCGAGACGGGCGACACTGCGGGTCTGGTTGTGGTGGCACCGCCGGCGGTACCGGGCGGCAAGTTCCGCGTGCTGGAGCGCCATCAATTCCGCGGCAAGGACTTCGCCGAGCAGGCCGAGTTCATCCGCAAGGTGACCCAGCGCTACTGGGTCACCTACATCGGCGTCGACACCACCGGCATGGGGTCTGGCGTCGCGCAGCTGGTGCGCCAGTTCTTCCCGGGGGTGCGCACCTTCAGCTACTCGCCCGAGGTGAAGACGCAGTTGGTCATGAAGGCCTGGTCGGTGATCAAGAACGGCCGCCTCGAATTCGACGCCGGCTGGACCGACCTGGCCCAGGCGCTGATGGCTATCCGCAAGACCATCACGGCCGGTGGGCGCCAGTTCACATACACCGCCGGCCGCAACGACAACACCGGCCACGCCGATCTGGCCTGGGCGCTATTCCACGCATTGCAGAACGAACCGCTCGAGGGGCAGACCCCCGCGAATACCGGGCGCATGGAGATTTTCTGATGAGCAAACGTCGCAGCCACCGCCGTCAGCAGCCGGTTACAGTCCAATCCGCCCAGGAAGGCGAGTTCATCCCGCGTCAGGGCGGCCGTGCCGAGACCTTCACCTTCGGTGACCCGATGCCGGTGCTCGACGGCCGAGGCATCCTCGACTATCTCGAGTGCTGGTCGAACGGGCGGTGGTACGAGCCGCCGCTGTCCATGGAGGGGCTGGCCAAGGCGGTGGGGTCGAGCGTCTACCTGCAGTCGGGCCTGAAGTTCAAGCGCAACATGCTGGCCAAGACCTTCATCCCGCACCGCCTGCTCAGCCGGGCGACGTTCGAGCAGTTCTCCCTGGACTGGCTGACATTCGGCTCGGCCTACCTCGAGCAGCCTCGTTCTCGCCTGGGTACGCGGATGCCGCTGCAGGCGCCGCTGGCCAAGTACATGCGCCGCGGCACCGATCTGGAGACGTTCTACCAGGTGCGCAGCTGGACGGATGAGCACGAATTCGAGAAGGGCAGCGTGATCCAGCTGCGCGAGGCCGACATCAATCAGGAAATCTACGGAGTGCCGGAGTGGTTCTGCGCCCTGCAGAGTGCCCTGCTGAACGAGTCGGCCACGCTGTTCCGGCGCAAGTACTACAACAACGGCAGCCACGCCGGATTCATCCTCTACATGACCGACGCCGCGCAGAACGAAGAGGACGTGGATGCGCTCCGCACGGCGCTGAAGACCGCGAAAGGGCCCGGCAACTTCCGCAACCTGTTCGTTTACGCACCGAACGGGAAGAAAGAGGGCCTGCAGATCATTCCAGTCAGCGAGGTTGCGGCCAAGGACGAATTCGGCTCGATCAAGAATATCAGCCGCGACGACCAGCTTGCCGGGCTGCGGGTCTATCCGCAACTGATGGGGGTGGTGCCGCAGAACGCCGGTGGGTTCGGATCCATCAGCGACGCAGCAGCGGTCTGGGCCAGCCTGGAACTGGAGCCAATGCAGGCGCGCTTGCAGCAGGTCAATGAGTTGATCGGGGAAGAGATCGTGAGGTTCGCGCCGTTCGACGCTCCAGGCTTGTAATCAGCGTCTCCAGTATCACCACGTAAAGGAGAAAGCTGTCCGAGCAAGGGGTACTAGGGAGAAGATGAGGACTCACTAAATACAAAGCCTGGCCTTGTAGCCAGGGCTTTGTCAGCAACCTGTAACGCCTGGCGCAACACGCCAGGCGTTCTACGTTTAACGGACAGAAACTGTTCCAGACTTCCTACGGCTTTCTACTCTGCCGAGCGGACTCGGGTTTCTAGGTCCGGAACCAGACTGGCATAATTATAGAATGTTCTGACCGCCTCCGAGGTTTCCGGATAAGGCCGCTCGTGCGCGATGGTCTTCAAGTTCAAGCCCATGCTGCTATGGAAGGTGCCTGTGGCTTGCGCCAACACTCCATTGCCTTGTACGACATAGCCCGAGGTATTGACTATGTTGTGCTGGATGCACTCCCAAAATACCTGCTCCACGGGAATGAACCATAGGTAGTGGTAATCGCCATCGTTGTTCAATGCGACTTTGTTGTTGAACCAAATGGCCACACATCCTTGAAGCCCGACATTACCGACCCACTGAGTGCGCAGCTCAGTAAAGCTCAAGTCAACCTCTCCCCAGCCGTGGCTATGTGGGGAAATAGGCACCTTGGTAGAGGCGCCATAGTTGGAAGACTTGCTGGTACTCGCCCCTTGAGTAGAGGACAGTGACACTTCCACCGTACTGGTGGTCTCAGCGCCACCCACTAGGGGAATGCCCGCCTTCACCTTGACTTCCACACCGACCTTCAACTGCTCAGTGACGCTCCAGGTAAAGGTGTCCACTAACCCTTGTTGCAAGTTGACGACATGTTCAATCACCTGGCTGCCATCGTTGATCGTGTCGTACTGCCCCAACAGGGCGCTACCGCCGTCCTGCTGCACAAAGTTGGAATAAACCAAGTCCTTCGGCGCGGAAACGTTGGTCTGATATTGCATATAGCCGCGAGTGTCCTTGTTCCGCCCGTACTGGGTACTTTCAGTGAACCAGCAGGTGGTTCCGTATTGAGCGGTTTTCCAACGCCCCCACGCATTGGTGATCGTGTCGATATCGTTCAT